TACCGTTTGTTGCAATGAAAACGCTAGTGAGCCTAGTTCATAAACGTGAGGCTCGTGACTTCTACTTTGGCTTGAGCAGCAGAGTGGAACGCAAGAGCCAGGTTCTAACACGGATGAACAGGAGATGGATCCTGGAGGACTGTGTGGTCGACACCCCACTCCCTCCAGTTGCCCCAGCCGATTCCGCGGCTGTCGTCCCACTGGACGCCCCCGTACCAGCTGCTGTCGAGGTCCCGCGTCGGGCCATCTCAGCGGGCGGGGATGAGGCGAGTTTTATGGTGGGCACAATCGTCGTACCGCTGCTCAGCGGGATTGTAGCCCCCTCGCCCACCACTCAGCAAGTTGCTAACCTGAGTGATGCCACCATTGTGAAGATTGAAAACCCCTTTACCCCTTACACGCTGGCTATGGAGCTGAGAGCTCGATTTGGACTACGACCAATGAGCCAGGCGAATTTCGAGATGGGAAGTAGGGTAGCGAGAGATCTAATGCGTGAGCGCGGGTGCCCGAGGTCGGTCGTCTACAACGTGTCGGAAACGGCAGTTCGACTATGGTTAGCACCCACCGCGCTGGACATGGCCCAAAAGGCCATCGGTCCGGTCTCTCGTTAGGGACGTGGTTGGCCGGCCGGGTGTTGAGACCGTCACTGACGTGTCTCTAGTGCTACACCCGGCTATTAAGGTCAAATCTGTAGCACGTCCGAGAGATCCCCAACGGAAGATTTGGGGGATCGATGCTCCTCGACCACTTGCTGACTATGGTGTTCATAACAACAGCATCAACAACTTGAAGAGGGGGCTTAATGAGCGGGTGTTCTACACTGACAACAAGTGTACACGCCCACGGCAATGTGAGAAGGGAAGGTTTTCCACGTTAGATGTCTCTGATCTTCGTGGGTTTAAAATCAAGCCCTGGACCATGGAGGAAGTGGTCAACTCTTACTCCGGAAGACAACAGGAACGGTACCGCAAAGCAATGGAAAGCATTTATACTGAACCGCTATCATCGCGTGATGCTAAGGTAGCTACCTTTCTGAAGGCTGAGAAAATCAACTTCGCCGTGAAGAAAGATCCAGCTCCACGTGTTATTCAACCACGGGATCCTCGCTTTAACATTTGCTTTGCTAAATTCATCAAGCCAATGGAGCCTTTGATTTACAAAGCTCTTGGCCGCCTGTACCGATATCCCTGCGTAGCAAAGGGGTTCAACGCCATGCAAACCGGTGACATCATGCACAAGAAGTGGATGGTGTTTAAGGACCCGGTGTGCGTTGGACTAGATGCTAGCAGATTCGATCAACATGTCTCCGTTGAGGCTCTTAAGTTTACCCACAAGATTTATCGCAAGTTCTGCAATGATCCTGAATTTTGCAGATTGCTTGATATGATGTATGTTAACAAAGGTGTTGGTAGTTGCAAGGATGGTCGCGCATACTACAAGGTGCAAGGATGCCGCATGAGCGGTGATATGGATACTGCCCTTGGTAATTGCGTCCTCATGGTATTAATGACCTACGTTTTATGTAAAACACTAGGTATTGACCACGAGCTGATGGACAATGGAGATGATTGTGTCGTTATATTCGAGAGGGAACATGAGTTAGAGTTCCGCGCTGCTGTTGATTCTTACTATGGGTCTTTGGGATTCACCATGAAAGTCGAACCAACAGTTGATGTCTTGGAACAAGTTGAGTTTTGCCAGACTCATCCCGTATTTGATGGCACCTCCTGGCGGATGGTGCGCAACCCCGTTGCCATAGCGAAGGACATGGTATCAGTGATTGACTGGACTAGCCTTCCGTTATGGTATAGAGCCATTGGTGATTGTGGTAAAAGTTTGACGTGGGGAATCCCTATTTTCTACGCATTTTACACATGGCTCTCTAGATGTGGTGTTGCCTCGAATGTCGACAAGCATCCATTATTCAGATGCGGTATGGTCAACCTCGCCACTGGGATGTCGGACAAGAAGATCGAAGTGTCCCCCCAGGCTCGGCTAAGCTTTTGCTGCGCTTTCGGAATTGAACCTGATATGCAAGTAGCGATTGAACAAATGTACTTAACGCTCAGCACGCCGGCACTGGGCAAGTTAAGTGAATTTGAAAATCAGACGAATCATCCAGAATGGTACGCGCAAGCAGAAACAACAGCTTACAAGTGTTTAACGCAAACGGTGGAATGGGTCAACGAGGAAGGAATGGAGCAGCGGGCGGACGACAGTCCGCCCGTACTGTGACCACAACGGTGGTCCAACGTCAGCCACGGCAAGCTCAAGCCGTGACGAGGAGGGTAGTGCAGGTTGTGAGGGCCAATGTGCCCCGCAGGAACCGTCGGGGTCCCCAATTAGGATTAGTGCCACACCATCAACATATGGTCTCGCACAAGTCAATGGTTGGGGCAACCGCACCGGTGTCCGTTCAGATGTACCGATTGGAAGAGTTCTTCAAGACCATTGCTACCCATTTTCATAATGGGCGCAATGCTGCCGGTGCACCTGACTACACACTTACTCCGCCAGTCAGTGTTGGCGAGATTGGTATGACATACAGGGGGATAGAGGTCATCCATAGGGGGTCGAGTATGCGTGAGGGTTCCACATTCTCCGTAACTCTACTCGACCTAAATCCGGGTGGGGCAGTAGCAACGTCTACACACATGTCTGATTTGATTGCTGGACAGCTGAAAAGCATGACTAGCAACTCCAGGCATAAGCAAGGGCCCTTCCCGTTTACCGGTGCACAGCGACTATGGTTCGAGTTGGACAGTTCAATGGACAGTTCCAGGGAACTCGACAACGCTGTCATCGTTGTAGAAACCTTTGGTGTAGGGCAGGCATCCAACATGGATCATGAAATTAGCATTCGTCCCTACTATCTCCCCCC